ATCATTGATACACTCATCCTCTCCCGTCTTCTTAACCCTGACAGGGGGTCGCATTCACTTGCTGCGTGGGGAGAAAGGCTGGGATATCCTAAGGGTGAATACTCAGATTGGTCCCGTTACACACCCGAGATGCTCCGTTATTGTCAGCGAGACGTCGAGCTTACCAGACAGGTATACCTTGCCCTTCTGGAAGAGATGGATGGTTGGGACTGGGCTGAGGCTATTGAGCTGGAGCACAAGTTCGCCGCCATCATGCAAAGGCAAGAAGAGAACGGTGTCTACTTCGACATGGGAGCAGCTACTGCCCTGGAATCTGTACTTGTAAAAGAAATAGAGGAGATAGAGAATGACTACGACTTACCCGGGAAGTATAGACAGGTGGGAGCTACGGTCACCCGCCCCTTTAAGATTAATGGAGACCCCACCAAAAGAACTCGGGATTGGTACCGCGAAAGCTACGAAAGGGGTAGTCCAGAAGTTAGGGGGCCTTTCACCAAAGTCGAACACCTCAGACTCAACCTCGGATCAGACAAACAAGTAAAGGAGTATCTTCTTGAACAAGGTTGGAAACCCACACAGTGGAATTACATTGACGGAGAAAGGTCTAGCCCCAAGCTTACAGAAGATAGCTTCGGAACTATTTCTGGCGAATTCGGTCAAAAGATTAAGCGCAGGAAAATATGCTCGCATCGTCTCTCTCAAATCAGAGGATGGATAAATAATGTACGACCTGATGGTAGGATTACAGCTGCTGCTAACACAATTGGTACCCCTACTGGCCGTTGTCGACATCGAATCGTTGTCAATGTCCCAGCTAAGAGAGCTGCTTTTGGTGTAGAGATGCGCTCCCTCTTCACTGTACCTGAAGGGTACGTGATGGTGGGGCATGATGCAGACCAGATAGAGTTGAGGATGCTCGCCCATTACATGGGTGATGAAGACTACATACAGGCGATATTAGATGGAGACATTCACACTTACAACCAATCCATGGCAGGACTTGACACGAGAGATGCAGCTAAATCTTTTATCTACGCCTTCATATATGGAGCAGGTAATGAGAAGCTGGGACAACTTGCCGGAGGAGGTTCGGGCAGGGGTAGAAGCCTCCGCTCAAAGTTCCTTCGTGAGCTGCCAGCTCTCAAACGACTCATTGATACTGCTAAATTCTCTGCTGAAAGAGGTTGGCTCAAAGGTCTGGACGGCAGAAAAATCTGGATGCGTAGAGATGGAGAGTCTGGCAGGGTACTGGCACACAAGGCCCTGAATACCTTACTACAGTGTGGTGATGCGGTTGTCATGAAGAGGAGTGCTATCATACTGGATGAAATGATTAAGCTGAATCAGATAGAGGCTATCAAGGTGATAGATATGCATGATGAAGCCCAAGCTGAAGTGGCCCTGGCCTACGCTGAGCGATACGCCAGGCTTGCGGAGAGGTCCCTTACTCTTGCTGGCGAGTACTACAAACTAAACATACCTATAGCTGGTAAGGCTAGCATAGGTAAGAACTGGTATGAGACACACTGATGAGTATAAAAGATTTCTGGGCAGACCTTGAAGCTTACCACCACGAGAGGCAGCTGGAGTTAATACAGAGGCCTAGGTGGATGCAGGTCTTCAATCCCTATACTATGTTTGAGGAGAGACTTGTGAGCAAGGCTGAAGAATACTTAGACAGCTATAACAAATGTAAGACGGGACGCACTGATGAGTGATCTATTTTTAAACTGGAGGTTCGGAATAAGACATCTCCAGATAGGTAAATGGTTCGTAAGGTTTTCTGTAAACCCTTACTTTATTAAACATGATTATAACAAATGGTTTGAGAGGTATCAATGAGATATATTAGAGAAGAGAAGAAGCCCGTCTTCGTAGAAAGACATGTAGTAATTGAGACAGAAGGAGAAAGAGTATGCTTCAATCAGATGCTGAAAGACTCAGAGGAGTTGTATGCCGGCATCAATAAAGAGATGTGGCACTTCATTCGTGGTATGAGGAGCGGAAAGTAAGGTGGATCCCTTACTCTTAACGATGATAATGTTGACAGCTCTTGTCAACTTCGCGTCTCTCAGATACAGCCATGTGGCTCACATGGATCTAGCTATCGTACTCAGGCAGCTCAGACGTACTATGCCTGAGCAGATACAGGTCAACTGTATAGAGAAGTTAGTAAACAAGCATATATCAAAAATGAGGAGCAGTAAGTAATGTCATTACCAAACCCAAAAGATAACCCACCAAAGGCTAAGGTGAAAGATAACCCAGTTAGGGGTGCACACAATGCGAGAGTCGTAGGGGTAACAGATCTGGGGATACAGCCGGAGAGAGAATGGCAAGGGAATACTATAGAGGCTGCACATAAGGTAGAGATTACCTTCGAGCTGCCTAAGAGTCTCATGGCAGACGGAAGGCCCCACTGGGTGTCTAAGATTGTACCCGTTAACTTCAATATCAGCGATAGCGACCCTAACTTTACATCTGCAATGATGAAGATTGTGCTAGCTGTCAACCCTGAAGAAGAGGTTATGGACCATGAGATCCTGAATAGGATCATAACCAGAGTTTGTCAGGTTACAGTGGGATGTAATAAGAAGGGGTATGCCACTGTAGACGCAGTGACGGGCGTACCTGCGGACACTCAGGTCCCTGGACTAGAGAATCCCAGCTTCATCTTTGACTGGGACACAGCTACCAAGGCAGACTTCGAGGCACTCCGCTCTCCGCTCACGCGTAAGAGGATTCAGGAAGCAGATAACTATGCTACCTCTCAACTACGTGCACGTGTAGATGGTATCGTCTTAGATGAGGAGCTTCCGTTTTGAGATCACTACACCTACCTGAGCATGGCTACTGTGAAACCTATAGTGTAGCATCAGATAAGTGTAAAAACTGTCACCATTTTAACAGCACTACCTCTGCTTGTTTGTATGATAGGGAGTATCCCTCTGAGGTAAGCCCAGAGTATGGTACCTGTAGTCATCATGATTGGGTGGGCATTGCTTTAGAAGACTTACTTGATGTTGGTGATTGGAGACAAGGATGAGCTACACCTCCCTCCTAGATGGGGATATATTAGGCTATGAGCTGGGTCAAGACTGCATAGCTGGCAACTATATCCTTTGGAAGGAGGCCAGGTACAACTGTGATAAGAAGGTACAACATATAATAGACCAGGCGGGGTGCTGCTCTGCTGAGGTCTACCTAACAGATAGTCAGAGCAATTTTAGAATAGCTCTGGCAACGATTAAACCTTACAAAGGTAATAGAGATGAACATAACAAGCCCCCTTATTGGGATAAGATACGCCATCACCTACTGGGACAGCATGGTGCAGAGGTTTGCTACGGCTATGAGGCTGATGACGCAATGGCTATGGGACAATCTGATGATACGGTCATCTGCTCCAGAGACAAAGACCCCGACCAAGTCCCGGGCTGGCACTACTCGTGGGAATGCGGGAAGCAGAAAGAGAGGAAGCTCTACCAAGTCTCCGAAGTAGAGGGGCTGCGTACCTTCTACACCCAGCTTATCATGGGAGATACAGGGGATAACATCCCTGGTCTCTTCCGGGTAGGTAGGGTGACTGCAGATAAGCAGCTAGCGCAGTGTATCTGCGAGCTAGAGATGTACAAGGTAGTACAGAAGATGTATGAGGATAGGTTTGGCAGCTACTGGGAACTTTTCCTAGTAGAGAATGCCAAACTACTATACCTCTTACGAAATAAGGAGGATGTATGGAAGATACCTGGATAAAGGAAGCCTTTCAAGACTGTGCAGATTGGGAGAGGCAGACGAAGATTGATAATAGATGCCACCTTACAGCTGTACTCGGTAAATGCAATCGTGGTTGTGACCCCTATACTTATGCAGATCAGGTATGGCATACAACTTCCACAGGTTATAGGAAGTATGGGTTGATACCTATACTACATTAACTATGACTCGTAAGATACGTACACATACAAAGCCACTCTCAGTCAACAAGGCTTTTATGGGCAAAAAAATAAGGACGTACGACTACAATAAGTATCGTAAGGTCCTTTTAGAGGAGTTGCCTAGCAACGTACGGGTTCCCAGTGGGGAACTAACCCTCCAGATGAATGTCTACTATAGTAACAAGGCATGTGATACAGATAATTGTATCAAACCCTTTGTGGATATTCTCCAAGAGAAATACGGCTTCAATGATAACCGTATATATCATATCTGGATACAGAAGATACTAGTCCCGAAGGGCGACGAAGGAATTCTCTTTCGTTTTAAAAAATATAAAGGTGAAATCAAATGGTAGAATTTAATAAAGCAACATACGCTGCTCTGCTCAATGATGCAGCACGTACTGACTACATGTCTGCTTGCTTTGGTGAAGACCAAGCGGCTAAAGATGCAGCTGTAGCTTAGTAGAGAAATGTGGGTTGAGGTCTGCCCATCGGCGCAGCCTCCATGCCCCGCCGTAGTACCAGAGTTAATGGCCGAGACGAGGCATCATTTGGTACGCAATAAAAAGGCCGGCTCAGTGTGAAAACTGTCCGGCCTTAATTGTATATGGAGAAGGAGAAAAGAAATATGTGTGAAGAGTGTGAGAAGTATAGGCTAGCTATTCAGCAAGCTACCAATCTATTAGAGCTGAGTGAGGACCCCTTCTATAGAGCACAGGAGATATTGATACATGCAATGCACTAACTGTGAGGCAACTGCCCACTTCCGTGGAAGTGAGGATGGCCTCCCTTACTGTAAGTCCTGCTATACAGGCTAGTCAATAGTGAAGTAATTCTCTCCATTGAAGTAGAGCGTCTCACTCTGGAAGTTAGCAGTCATAATGACGCTAGAAGAACCATCTATTGTAACGCCTATATCTAAAGTGATAGAGGCTTGTAACTCAGAGATAACTAAGGAGTCTACACCAGCGGTTATGCTTATGTCCACATCCGCTTGAACTACAGCTGCCTGCTCAGAGATAATCAAAGAGCCAGTAGTAGCTAGTATTGAAATACCAGTAATCAGCTCTACCGTGGCTGCATTTTCAGATATCACTAAGGTATCTGAGTTTGCGGCCACATTTATGTCTACGTCAGACTGAACAGTGGCTGCATTCTCTGTTATAATCAGTGTATCTGTAGTAGCACTGATAAGTATATCTATATCAGCTTGTACAGTGGCACCCTGCTCAGAGATGACTAGTGTATCTGTCCCTGCAGCTATACTTATGTCCACATCTGCCTGTACTACAGCACCTTGCTCACTTATAATGAGGGTATCAGTAGTAGCATTAATGTTTATACCAGCAGCTGCAGCTGGGAAGGTGTAGGTTTGGGGTGTGGTTGGTTTGAAGAGTTGATAAGGGTCTTGCTCAATTGATAGCATCTCTGCATCAGATAAAGCCCGATTCCAATGGTAGTAGAAAAAGAGTTTATCGGTAACGCCGGTTGTTGATTGAGATAGACCCTCTCCCATTACTACATAGGAAGCTCCGGTGGTATTTATTACCCTTGTACCTGTTGCGTTCTCGAAAACGCCGTTTAGAAAAAGCGTATGGTCCGCTAAAGTAGTCCCGGTAAATTTAATCCCAGATATAGAAAACTCACCAACTACTGGTGTTAGGGAGGACTGGTACCCGCCAGAAGTTACTCCTATATGTAAGCTGCTACCACTTACATAGGCCAGCTGCCATCTCTGTCCAGATGCAACAGTACCTGATGCTATTAATGCATTATTAGTTACTGCCGCAGCTTTGATATGCCCCAGCATGACAGTACGATTCTGACTACCAAGGCTGGGGTTAACTAGAGAGAAGCCATCATCATCAGCAGTAGTTTTAGCTACAAACTGACCTTTGGTATTGGCACCTGAATTGATTGCTGGCTGTACAGGAGAATTACCCATATCAGCTAAGTTCTTACCTACCCACATTGCTGGTAAGAGAGCTATCTCAAGATCTTTTGTCAGTGGGTTAGCCCAGTCAACTTCTACTAGCCCTATAGGCTTCTTGCCTGGCTGTGCAAAGTCTGGGTGGTACTGCTTGGGTAGGAGAATCTGTCCCATACTAGCCTCTAGGCATGTGGTCCGAGTGTCTTAGGCCGAATCGTCAGCTCCCAGCTTGCACTAATTGTCTGCCCCGTCTTGTTCTCTATAAAGAACTCATAGACTTGCTGAGAGGAGACATTGGGCAGTGACACAACTATACTCACAGCCTGCTCACCTGTAGCTGGGTTATTGTGGGGGAAACTGCCGAGATATGTATGCTGGAAATTAGCATCAGGTGTCTGAGAATCCTCTGTATCAGCTGAGCCTACATTCATGACACGGGCATACAGGTTGATGACACTATTAGCATCACCTGTAGTAGCAGTTGTAAACTCTAGTGCTAAGGTAGCTTGAGGAGCATCATCAACATTAGTCCAGGCATCTAAATCATTCGTGCCATCAGAGAAGGCATCATTAAGAACTGTGCTAGTAGTAGTACCTAGTAGTGTCTTAGAGCCAAAGAACTCAATGGCACTGTCTGTACCTATAGCCATACCTTATACTCCTGCCATAGCCGAGACTAGACTGGGCACTACAACTTCTACCTGTACCTGTATAGCTGCGTCTGTAGCTGCTTCTATATTAATAATAGAGAGCCCTGCATTAGCTGCTAGGATGCCCATGAAGGCCTTTCTACCCTCTATCTCTGGGTTAGCAAAGACTGCTGAGATCCAGGCCCTGTCTGCAGCTGTAGGTGCTGTAGCTAGGAGGCCGTATGCAGCTATGACAGTCGCCATAACTACCCTATTACGTAGGGCATCGTTACCGAAGGCACCACGAAGTTCTGTATATGTAGCCATGTCTATATCCTATGTCTTAGTGAAGAGGCCGCTTGCATTCCAGGTAATGGTGAAGTCGCCAGCACTTAGATCTCTATCTGTTCCCAGATCTAAGAAGAGGACTGCCCTCTTACCCGCATCTGTATCATTGTATAAGATACCCCAGCGTGCATTAGTCGGGTTACTAGCATTCTGGAGGATAGTTATATTATCCCCATCGAAGGTAACCGTTGCAGAGGTGAGTGTCCAGTGGTCACTAGCACCAATAGTATCTCCACCAGTGGTATAGTTACCACCCGGAGTTACCTCATTGGTAGCGAAGTTGGTAGTACCACCTGCTCCCCACCTAGGGTCTGCTGTTGTCTCTGTAGGCGTGGTAACACTAGTGACCAGGCCCAGTTTAAAGGTGTCAGTACTAAGGTTATGGAGTTTATCACCATAGTCTAACTTGAGTTGTGCAAAAACTGTCAGATCACCTGAAGCCATTTTATTTAATTCTCTACTTGGATTGTTATGTTATCAGTGCCAGCATCCCCTACCTCGTCCTTTATGACGATGATAGAGCGCTTGTCCACTTTCTTGGGTAAGAGTATTGTTGCTGGGGTTACCCTTACCCCAAAAATATTTATACCTAGGTCTAGCGTACGCCTAGGTATGGTAAAAGATGCAGTCGTAACTGCGGTATAAGTATTGGTGGATATTTTGCCCCCACCAGAGGGACTAGTTATGGATATCCACTCTCCCCACTGACCATCAGGCTGTAAGAAGCGGATCTCACCGTTCTGTACCTCATGCCCTGGGGAGTGGCCTACAGGTCCCGAACCTCCTTGTGTCCCTTGGGATCCTTTTGCACCTGCTGCACCCTGCAACCCTTGTGCACCCTGCTCACCTCTCGCACCTCTGTCACCCCGCTCTCCATCCGCTCCTTTTAGCAGCCTAGAGGGGAGTGCACTTACTCTACGCACCATGTTCGACTATGCCTCCGTCTGGAGTCACCTCGAAGAAGGTGCCATTATCTCTTTGAAAGAAGCCAGGTTCTAAACGCTCAATACCTGGACTCTTTGTAACGCCCTTGTCTTCTTCAGCTGGTGTATCTGAGAGGGTGCTTATAAGCTCTTCCTCTCGTAACAATTCCTCTAGATCTAGAGGCTTACCTATAGCTTCATCTATACCTTGCAGTATAGTGGTATCACTGTAAGGATCAGTGCCGTTCTCAAATCTTATGATACCTGACAAGACTTTTAGCAGTGTCTCGTGGTCTGTAAGATCCAGAGGTTCCCCCTGCTTAAAACCAGTCCTGTCAACTAGGAAATCTACATACCCTTGGGAGTCGTTCTCCACTTCTGGTGCCCAACCCATCTGGCGTACACCATCTTTGTCTGGTATACCGAAGATGATATCTTTTAGAGTTCTTTGTCCACGATCATTGTAAGTTTGCAGGATCTTAGTCATCGCACGCACACCCTTTTCTGGTGTATCAAAGCGAACAAAGCGACCCTTGTTTTTTTCTCTGCCTAACTGACCTTCCCAAACAGTGTCTTCCCTGAAGTCTATATTGCCTGGGTTATTATTCCTAACCCCCCGCGGCACATCCTCTTTTTCAATATCGAGGGTATTCCTGCTGGGTGCTGACATGTTTGCACTATCTAGCTCTACCCTGAGAAGGTCAAAAAGTCGGCTGTCTCTCATCTCTGCTGGGTACTCATAGGTTGTGTCCCCAATAATAACTGTTTGGAAGCCTGCCATTACTGCACGCTCTCAAATTTCTGTGTAGCTGGGTTATATCTACGAACCCTAGTTGGCTCCACCTGCTCATCCTGAACTGTTTCCACTGGTGCAGCCTCTTGTCCGAAGGTGCCTGCCCTTACGAACTCACCTGTGGCTAAGATAGCTCTAGCACTTCTCTGATAGTCTGTATCTTTAAAGACTACATGAGAGTGTGCTCGTACTAGTTTACCGAAGAAGGTGCCATAGTTTCTGCTGAGTGCTGATGCTGCTTTCAAAACGTTTGTATCTCCTTCTAATCCTGCTGCTGGTAAGAAAGCCAGGGAGCCGTCAGCAGCTACCTTAACTTCCAGCATCTCACCTATAAGTAATTGGCCCCCTACCTCACGTAGGTCTAGTGGTATACTCAGGGTCTGACCTATATCTCCAGCCAGGCTATTACGCATGCGCTGTGTGGCCTCCTGGAAGCCACTGACGAGGTTCTGTGGTAGGATAGGGCTTTCCTCACCTGATCTAAACTTGATCCACCTGTCGTCTGCCACGACGTCTAGGAAGGCATCATACACATCCATAGGGATGTCCTGTGGTGCCCTCTGCCAGCCATTAGTGTACTTAGTCATGGCATCCACTAGGATGTCAACTGTCTCATTGTTATCAAAGTTTGCCTGGATAGCATAGGCTACATCTTTCATGTGTAGACCAGCTGCCTCATCTCCAGCGGTTGTGGCTACTGAAGAGTAGCTGTCTGTACCGAAGGCGGATGAGATTGTATTCAACATCCAGTCATAGAAGTTCTGGCTTGTGCTTGTAGGTGTGGGGGGTGTAGCTGTCTGCTTCTCTGCTACACCTTCAGGGGTGATAGCTCTTACTAGATCTATGCCTGGTTCCGCAAGACCTGCTAGCTTGAAACGGGAGGCTAATGCTGGTATGTTAGAGATTAAGGCAGAGACCCCTTTCAAGGCTTCAAGCTTAGCTAAGTTCTCAGCTACACCTGGTTGTAATAGTAATTTGTTGAAGGCTGTGCCACTAATAGCTGCCTCTCTAGCCTCTATTTGTGCCTTAGGTATCTCCCCATTCACCCAAGCTATCCTATTATCTATAAGGTCAAAGATGCTCTTACCCTTAGAGATTAGTTCTTCAGCTGTATGTGTCCGGCCAAACTGCTCTTGTGCACCCAGTAGTGTAGCTATCTTTAGGTTGTCCAGCTGTAGTAAGACAGTCTGAACCTCCTCGTCGGAGGCTGTCTCTGGATCTATACTAGAGACTATTCCCTGTACAGAGCCAGCTGTTATACGTATCAGGTCTGGCAGCTGAGCAGCTATCTTGTCATTATTGAGATTCTTGTTTAACTTGGTGTCTTCACTAGCTTGGTCGTTACTCTGCTTAGACAGACTGAGTCTCGTCTGTGATTCTAAGAAGGGTCGCTGTAGTTCTAACTGTACATCAATAGGTGCAGCTGTAGAGATACCAAAGATTCTAGAGGACTCTCGTACCCCATCATCAAACTGCTTCTTAGCTGCTACCCCTGCTGCCAGGCTCTCTTCTCTAAGGGCTAGGCTCTCTTCTCCTACACCCCTACCGAAGCGGGACTGGAATAGATCATTGATCTCAGGGGCTAGGTGTGGGTTAGCTTGTATAGCTGAGTGTGCTACGGCTAGGCGTGAGGCACGTACATCCCTATCCCTCAGGACTCCCTGCTCTACCTGTAGATTTATCCTAGCATTCTGTGCATGCAGCTGGTTGATAAAGTTCTTATCTTCAGGTCCCAGTTCTGTCTGTGCGTCTGTACCCACAGCCTCCAATGCACCCGCTGTGAGCTGTGTGTCATCAAGAGATGAACTTACACTAGATAAGAAGCGTTGTCTATTCCCCTGCTCTATTAGAGGTACTATACCTGTGATACCCCTAGCTATAGCGTTACCAGCTATCTCTCCTGAGCGATCAGGTGGAGCACTGGAGCGTAGAGCTGGGAAATTCCGTATACCTGTATCTCGGAAGGGGATCTCAGTGTCCCCACTGCGTGTCAGAGTAACCATTAGTTACCTCCCTCTTCATCAAGCTCATTCTTGAGATCTATCATATCTTGTACAAGGCCTAGTAGTTCTGCCTTACCCTCGAACTCTTCTGTGTTCTTAATCTGTGTCAGCAGTGGATCTGCTGTGTCTATAAACCCCTTAGTTAGCAGCCTATCATATAACTCTGTGAGCTTATTCTCTCCGTTCTCATCTTGGTCATTTAGATACAGCTCCCACTTAGCTCTGTTTACCGCTTCTAACCTAGTAGGGTCTAGACTGTGTTGCAGTAGGTAGCCATCATTCGTCATAAGCCTGCGTACTTCATCCTTGTCTATCTCTCCCAGTCCTAGCCGGAAAGAGAGTGTCTTGTGAAACTTGTAGCTTTGACGGGCTATCTCACGTATCTCTTGTTCTTCATCTAAGGGGCCTTTGTTGAAGTGTTTACCACTGTATAGGATATCATTTATCTGAATCTCCTTCTCAGAAGGTGTACCTACTAGACCTCTAGCTATAATTTCTGTAAGTTGCACATTGGCTATAGGGCTTCCGCTACTACTTGCCATCTGCCCAGTTCTAAATGCAAAGAGCGCCTTCATGAAGTTATTATATTGAGGTAGAAGTCTTGAGAATTCATCGAAAGCTAAAAGGAATTTCTTCCCTTGTGGTAATGGTCTTACAGAGTAGATATCCAGTACCATCTCAATAGCCTCAGTCACATTTGATATCGCTGATACACCTGGAATCACGTCTAAGATAGAACCATTTGAATCCATAAGGATATCAAATATCTTACTTGCCGGGTTACCTGCTGGTGCACCGGAGAGGGGAGCCATGGTCCTAGAGAAAGAGATATCCCCATCACTATCTGTAGCTAGATTGAGTGCTGCATTTAGGAGCAGATCTTGTAGACCACCACGAATAAGATCATCTACCTCATCTGGTACTACTATGCCTGCTTCATCTCTGGCTGCTTCGTAGAGACCAGCTAGCCCTACACCTGAGGCACCATAAAGTATCACATTATTGAAGAGTATCCTGTTCTTCTCTCTCTGATTGAATCTCTTATTAGCTATCTTACTTATACCTGGAATTGCTTTTCCAGCCACTGCTGTAGGTAGCATTATCTGCAGAGCTTTCTGCTGGTGAGAGGTGAACTGCAGGAGTAAAGAGAGTGCACCCTTGCTCTGTGCAGTATTACCAGCTCTAGCCATGTTGAAAGAGAGTTGTCGTGCATCAGCTGCAATAAGGTCTATGGTATCCTTATTGAACTGTATAGTTCTGAGCGTCTGTTTAGGGTTATTCTTCAGGAACCTATTCATCGCCACTAAGTAAGATGTCTGTATGTTCATCATCTCCCCTAAGCCAAACCCTATATCTCTAGCAAAGCGAGTAAGGGCTGAAGCTCCACGGACACCTGTAGCTCCTAGCTGCAGTATCCTCTCTACCATCTTGTTTCCACCAGTGGCCACAACTGTGCGTGGGTCTAGTGTCATGATGGAAGCATACTCATTAGAACTTATATTATTTAGTCCAGACCTACGGAAGTTCAGTATGAATTCTTTATACTCTGGGACTGTCATGTCCAAGGCCTTAGCAGCTGTGGGGGCCACCTTCTGCCAAACCTTAGGGTGGTCTAGAGAGAGAAGGCCAGTGGCTAGGGCGCTACCCTGCCAAGCTAATCCTTCTTTACCTGGTCGTACCATATATTTGAAGCCATGGTCTACACCTGCATAGATTGTAGCCTGTGACGCCTGCATCCATAATTGCCTAATTGGGCTGAAGGCTAGGAATTGTATGAAGGCTACACTCTTAGGAACATTAACTAAGAAGTCTGGTTTCTTAGCTCTTGCAAGGAGAAACTCTGCAGTACCCTCTTTGAGCCGTTGCATCCTACTGTAAGGCCCCAACCCCTCCCCTGTAATATAGTTAGCTACCCACAGTAGAGATTTTTTAGTCATAGCAGACGTGAAGCTATTATCAGCGCCCTCCACTATGTTTATATAGTCCGCAAGGGCTACCGCATCATCATAGTCAGACTGTTCATCTATAGCTGCTGGTCTTTCTTTCATTGCCTTTGGGTTAGCTGGGAAGGCTCCAGTAGTTGAGAATTGCTTGTAATCATTTTCCCACCTTGTTCGAAATGCAGCTGAGAACTCATCAAAGGCTAGATGCCTAGCCGTGGCTGAAGCAGCCCGCTTCATAGAGTCTTGGATATTCACCAGAACATTTTGACCTGTTACACTCTTAACAGTGGGGGAACGTCTGCTGAAGAAAAGCCTGCCAGAATCTCTCATACTGTCTAGATCCAACTGATCCGCATAGCGTACATCTCTTACTTCTTTAGCCTCCACAACTACATACCTAACACCTGGCTCAGCATTTAAATTAAAAGCTCTGGCCGCTCTGTTTGCTTCTGCCTTGTTAGCTGCAGTTCTAAATGTTTGGAGCATCTCTCCTTTCTCAAGACCCTCAGCAAGGTTACCTGCGATAAGTTCTCCATTCCTCTTGATACCGGTAAGTCTTTTCTTTATCAGGTGGGAGGTGTCATGTATTACCGTGATGTAGCCCGGGATATATCGCATAACATGTTCAGGTATCCTATTAAGAGAGGTACCTTTATTCTTATCTATCAAAACAAACTCTGTTCTGTGGTTACCTACTTGCTGGTCTCCACGCATTCTTCCAAAAGCTAAGCCTTCTTCATACATCTGCCCTATGCTGGCAGGGTCTGTCTCTATAACCAGCTTCTGAACTGGATCATAGTAGGCACGTATATTATTCTCTGCAGACTGCTTGGTCATAGCTGTAGCAAAAGTGTCAAAGTCTTGTGACGATAGATGAAACCAGTTGTTGTCTATTAACTCTTTACGCAGCCTGTCATTGTTCACAACCCAGAGTAGGTCTTCATGAGATCGTACTGCTATGTACCCCTTGACTATCCGTGTATCACCATCAAAGCGTTCCAATAACTCATCTAACTCCATCCATCTGCGCTGCTGGCTACTCTCTTCTAGTGCGTAGAGTACATGACTCTGCTTCCTAGCTCCTAGGTTTGAGAAGTTTCGGACAACTGCTGCAAACTGGGTACGTACTGATGCCTCTTTGTCTACGGCCCGTACAGCTGCGTTTGTTATGAAGGCAGCTAGACGCCCATTCGGATCAAAGTATTTAGCTACTCCACCAGAGACACCAGTAACTGTACCTAGCTGGTGCCCCCCAACATCCAATTTAGTTGGCACAACTTCTTGATCTATCAGTACGAAGTACTCACCCTGCTCTAATTCATTCTCACCCTTCACCATAGGGACAAGTTCACTAGAGGCATAGTCCCTCTTGCGGATCTCAAAAGAGGCGCCATTAGCTACCTCCATGAATCCCTCAGCTACGTCTCTGGCCTCACCTGCGGTAGTGAAGCCTCTGTCTGCTGATGCACCTATTGCTACCCTAGCCTTGTACCCACCATCCTCACCTGAGGAGATGATACTCTTACTAAGGTGTACATTAGGTGTAGCCTCTGCCAATTCTTCTAGCTGACGTATAGTCCTATCTGCTGCAGCCTGTACCTCTGTATCATAGAAGTTCAGGGAGCTGTGTGAGACGTTGTCGAAGATCTCATGACCTTTATCAACTACCTCAGGGGCTATGTCAGGGCCACTATTGACCTTGGCACCTACTGGTTTAGGTAGGGAGTAGGTCTGAAGTATATCATTACGAGTGGTACCCGCTGCCTTTGCAAGCTGCTCAGTACCATCAGTTATAGCCTCTGTAAAGAAGTTACGTGCAGCTGTAGGGTTAGTATCAGCTAGCATTCTAGCTGCTGAGCCTGCCCTAACCTTGCTTATAAGTTGTCTAGTGCCATCTATCAACCCACCTAGGAAGACGAGATCTGCTACACCAGCTACGTTATTCAACCAGCGGTCTAGCTGTACCTCATCATCTGTTGGGTTCAGATTACCCAGGGTATCCATCAGGGTAGTCCAAGCTTCTAGCTCATTCTCATCCTGCAGGAAGCCTGTATGCTTCTTGAGTGCGGACTGCATACGCCCAGCTACCTGCACCCTGAAGGAGGGGGTACCTGTGCGCATCTTCTCTTTCCACAGGGTGAGCATCTCTCCTGGCAGGAAGCCTGCACTCAGATCTGTCACCCCAGGGATGTGTATACTGCCTATATCAAAGCCTGTGCTTGCTGCTAGTTCTGCAGATAATCCAGGCATGCTCTCATTGAGAACATTGTTCATGCGGAAGCCGAAGCCTGGGATGAGCAGCATCTCTGCTGCATCAGCTATGGTTCCAAAATCTTTAAGAACTATCTCTTCGTTGATCTGGGAGAATATTTCTTGACCTTTACGGTTAGCTTCGTTGATCTCTTCGATGTTCGAGATAAGGACATTCTGACTTACCTTGTCTTGTATCGTACGAGTGATAGCACCTGTAGCCTGACTATCTATGAAGGCCCTATTGATATCTGGTGTACCTAGCAACTCATTCTGGTTACGGGCAACTGTGTCTACAAAGTCTGCCTTATCCTTAGAAGTCTTAGACCCATCAGCTAAGTAGGTAGCCACTGCTTGTGTAGTAAGCTCATTAGACTCTATGAAGTACTTCTCTTTGAACCTGTCTAGTGGGCTAGTATCAGCTGTAGCTAGTACCCCATCCTTTATAGCGGTGAAGCGGCTAGTCACATCCTCTCCACCTTCTATGACTGCCAGCGTTCCTGCCAATCTATTGGCCATCTCAGACCCAAGAAGGACTGCTCCCTCCTGCTTATCTGTGAAGAACTCTTTGTCCCGTCCTGCCTCTACAGCATCAGGGCCTTTAAAGAAGGGATCTATCTCTACCATTAGGTTCTCCCAAAGGTAGGTGTAGTTCTTATATTACCTAAGGTTCCTAAACTACCAGCTATATTGCCAAGTCCAGTGAGTGTAGATTGCTGTCCTTGAAAGCCTGCTGCCTGTCCTTGGAAACCTACTGCTGCACTCTGAAAACCTGCTGCAGTACTTAAGAAGTCTAGCCTTTGAGACTCTAGCGCGCCCAGTCCTCTCTGGAAGCTAACGCCGCTAGCTGCTGCGGAAGTACCACCTGCTCTGAATCCTGCTAAGCCTGAAGAACCTATAGCCCCTGAGCTTGCTGCAGCTGCTACTGATCTAGCTCTTTCTCTTCGACTAGCTGCAACTGCTCTGCGTCTTGCACGTGAGTTCTGAACCTCAGATATTCTCTGCTGAACCTTGACTGCCTTTCTCTGTTCACCTATAGCCTTCTGTTGCTCACCTGCGGCCGCTTGTTGAGAACGAGCTGCGTCTCTAGCCTTGCTAGCTGCCTTTAAATTAAAGAAGGTTGAGACGGCAAACGCTGCTACTGCCGGTGCTGCTGCTCCCATTATCCATTATCTCCTATGTACTTAGAGTACACAATTTCCGTTTCTTCAAAGCCTACATGCTTAGCTAGACTCTTAAAAGGGTAGGCGGCTTTCATACTGAATGTCATAACGTCTACGCCTGCCCCCCGTAGTTCATTCTCTGCAAAGAGTATCATCTCTGCGGCTACACCTGACTTTCTATACTCAGGATCTATATAAATTATATCATTGACAGCAAATAGGCTGCCTTTGTGGTGTGGGTGGGGCATGACCATCGAAACATAATACCCTATTAGCTCACCATCATCTCTTACAGATACTGCGTGCAGCGCGCCTACTGCCTCTAGAGCTTCATACTGCTCTCTATCTATGTCTAAAGGAACGTCTTTGGTATAGCTCTCGACTTCCTCATGATGCTTAATGAATGTATCACCAATATCTCTGAATACATTTTCGACAGTATCTTTTTGGTATGTTATCATGCTACACCTGTACCTGTAAACGGAATTGCCCATCCATAGAGTACGAAATCCTTACCACTCTCTGACTCAAACTTCAGCTGAAGGGCCTTACCCTTTCCTCGTAGCTTAAGCTTTGTCATTACTACTGGGAAGCCATCGTCAAAGGGGTCTGCTGCATCCTCTGGGATGTACACCCTTTGTCTCTTGTATGCTTGCTGCTGCTCTGAGAAGCGTCCTGACTTTACGTCATCTGACCACTCCCACCTAGCGGTTACTAGGCAGCTATGATCTGTTGTCTTATCTGTAGCTACTGTATGTGTCATCTACGTACCTGTAAAGATGTTATCTGTATCAATTGCAGAGCGGCCCCTGCTTAGGAATGTAAAGAGGTGAGTTGCCTGCTTATCTCTCATAGCATCACCAAGTGTTCCATACCCCGTCTCTATAACACTGCTATAGTCTACACCTGTAGAGTCTTGGGTCTCCCAGTCAAAGAAAGATCGTGAGGAGAAGTCGCCTAGTGTAAACTTAAAGACACCACTCTGTGGGGAGAACATCAAGACCTTCAACCCTAAGACTGAGGCATCCTGGAAATTCTCTGTGACTATGACATTTACTGCACTAACTGTCACGATGGCTCCGCCAACTGTAACATTAGACGAACCTGACCCTAGGGCCCTAGCTGTACTCTTACGTAAGCCACCAATGAAAGAGGTTATACCACCATCTGTTATATTAGAGATGCTATAAGTATAGAAAGCATTTAGGGAGATGTTGTATATGAGCATGGTATCAAAGTCAGACTCATTGACAGTAGTACCAATGGACTGGTCTCTGTTGTAGGCCCAGTAGATCAACTTGCTCTCTCTGTCGTATGTACCTATGGCAAGGATCTTAGCAGCTTGGGCTATATGTGAGAAGTCTCTGCGTATAACACCTTCAGAGATATTGACTGCTTGGAAAGCACCAGAGATCTCTTCAACAGAGATAAGATATATACCACCATCCGCCCAGTAGTAGAGTCTGTCCTCTGCACGTACTACAGAGCGTGATCCCGAAAGACCCACATTTGTTATCTGCTGTACTTGAAAGTTTATAGCTGAGAAGTTCTCTACTCCCCCACTTATGTGCCATACACCAGAGGGTGAGAAGACTAACACACCGTTAGCTACTGATTCTATTTGGAGAGCATCCCCCATCTCTGGGATACTGATCACACCACCATCAGTTGCAAGCAGTTCATTGAACTCTTCAGCTGTGGGGTCTTGTTCTTGAAAGCATTTACCAGCCTTGCTAAGTGTCTCCAGTATAGGGGAGAAGAGAACTCTACCATTAGGACCTGCATACCATATCCTACTAGAGAAGAATGTTGAGGCTAGTGGTCTCTTTATAGTTGTAGCATCTGTGCCTAGAGCTATACCTGATACAGCCGCTCTATCATTATCAAAGGCATCTATAATAAAATGTCCACGTGGAGCTTGGGAGTTTCCGAAGAACTGTTTATCTAGTAGGGCAGCTGTGAAGACATCTGAGCTATCTTTCCCGAGTACTTGTATGTCTGAATTACTCGGGAAGACACCTAGCCCTGTCTTGACTAGGTCATAATTAGTTGCTATCCACCCTTGGTTCTTCAAGTTGTACTGGTGAAGAACAGATAGGGTGGTTGGTCTATCCTCTAGCACAAGCCCATCATCTACACCCTCAAAGTCACGTATCTCCATATCAATAATGACTTGTGTGAAGGTGCTTGCACCATCAAAGGTTATATAGGAGGGCTTCAATGTTCTACCTGTTGCAAAGAGTACCCCCTTGCCAGCAGTAAACTGGATATCTTCTTTCTGGAGAATGATAGTAGTGTCTGTATTACCTGTAAGGGTAATAGTTCCACGAAGAGTTGCAGATGGGTTAGAGGATACCATGTCAAAGAAGTAGAGCTTCAGCCCTACCCGTACTACGTAGAAATTCTCTGTCAAATCATCATTAGCAGAGGTCCACTCATCCATCGAGATGTACTTATTCTGTGTATCTACTTCGGTAAATGTATCTGTAGAAAAAACAAAGCCACTTTCAAAGTCCAGGCCGAGGCGGCGCTGAATTTCTCCGGTGACTTCTAAGTCTACATTCTTAAGGAGTCTAGCAGTACCTTCTGGTGAGGCTAAGGGATTTGAATCAGTGTTCATCCCGCCTACAAAGTTAAAGAAGTTCTTGCTACCTGCTACTCTTGGCATTACGCCTCTCTCCTAACGAGCCATACCTTGATGGCTTCTTCTGCTGCGTGTCTAGATGTGAACTTACCGAGTATCTCTTTCGGCAGCCTTCCACCATTAGACCACTTAGCTCTATAGTATCCCATCTCTCCTACAACCTTCAGCTTCTTACGACCGTTCTGAAGATTTAGAAGGACTCGGTCATCTAGCTCTTCCGAAGTTTGTAACTTTCCTTTGGTCATGTGCTCTCCAACTCTCTGATCTCATTCTATTAAATCCACGTAAGCTTCTCTTAGCATCCATGGGAGAGTCTTGCTGCTTGAAGTAGATGTGGCAGCTACGCTTAGCCTCTGCTAATAGCAGGGGGAACATGCTTTCCGGTAAGTCTGGTATATGTGTGTCTGTCTGGGAAAATGTAGGTATCCTCACAGCGAAGATTATACTCTTGCTACCTTGCAATGTTGTGTCCACAGCACTGTCAAAGGCGTCAAAGACAATCAAGTCTTCATCAAAAGATGTCCACCGCTGTGGAGATTTATTGTTTATAATAAACAGAGGTACTCCCTCTGCTGTAGTGACAGTCTGTACATCACTGCCATCAGATCTACGTTGATGCACCAGGTTTATAAAATCTTCTGGCTCCATGTATCTGATATCAGAGATAGTGACACTTGTTGCACCGGACTCAGATGTGTCATACTTGACACACTTTATCTCAGATAGACCTGAGGGTATCTGCATAAAGTTAGGCTTAGTCGAATCAGATAAGCCATCTAATTCTCTGATCACCTTGAGATGTGGCCAGTCCTTCTGAGACATTATCTCCAGATAGACTTCCTCAACGACTCTAGCAACTTGTAGAGATTCCTCTGTGTCATTGATACTATTGATCTCATCACTATCCATAGAGGAGAGTATTGAGTTTGTAATCTGTAGCAATGTCAGCTTAGCCATCTATGCACCTACTCTGTGCAAGAGGAAAGAAGAATCTTGTACCGTAAGGTTGATAGTCTTATCTGCTGCTACATAGAGGTCAACTTTTTCTCCGTCAGCTAGGACTACTAGTCCTGAGGCTGATAGGTTGTAAAATGCACCTGTTGTAGCTAGGAAATGTCTCGGTCTACGAGCTACTCCTGACACACCATCTATTGCAAACTTGATAGCAACTGCTGTGTTTATGGTATCTGATGCTATATTCATGTAAGCATCTACTAGGTATAACCCAGCACCACCGGTTGGTACTGTCAGCTGGTTGGATGCAAAGGTTATCTTGTCTAATGCACCTGCTACAAAACCTGTTATCTGTATATAGTCTGAGAAGGTTGCTAAGGTACTGTCTGTAGCAGCTGTGAGGGCAAGTGGTGTGGAGTTATTAGTTACTACCATCGCCCCTGAGAATTCAGAGAGAGCCCGCCAATCGCCTGAGCCAATGCCGTCGGCGACGTATACCTCTCCGGACCCGGCGGCAGCAACATCTTTAGGTTCATGCAGATCGGGATCTGTAATTGTATTATGCTCTGGCATATCGAGTACTCTCTCTCCTATTTCTTTTATGCGTCAGCTACAATGCCAGCAGTTTCAAGTGCAGTCAAAATAGAGTTAACCTTAGTGGTTAGTGTGGTCATCTCTGTAACCAGAGTGGCCAGGGCAGCCGCTGTTGTATCAAGATCTGTAGCAGCAGTTGATGTTACAGCTGTACCACCAGATGAATGCGCAGAATATGCTGTTGGTGCAGCAGCGTCAGCGATTGTTGACTGCTGTGCAGCAGTTACAACGTTTCCTGATACAGAAATCTGTCCACACCTAAGCTCTTGATCCCCAAAGTCCATGGAGTCTGTATTTTTATTTGAAGTTGGGTTTGCCATCTTCTTCTATCCTCTTATAAAGGTGCCCACGAGGGAGGAGACTAGCTCCCAAACCCCCGCAGGACTTATACTTTAGTTATTTGCTAGTGTAGGCTGAATGTATTCAACAATCAAATGCCCAGTACCAGCAGTAAAGGTACCATTTGCATCGATAGTTAAATAGCCATCGGCAGTACCGATTGCTACATCATCACCAGCAGAGCCGGCTACTGATAGAGTACCATCACCACGAATCCATGCATTAGCAGTCAACTTAGCAACAGCACCAGCTGTAGCTGTGAAGATACCATCTGCATCAATTGCAGATGCTGCATTGTCATCCAGACCGATAGTAATGTCAGTTCCGCCTGCGAAAGCGGTACCTACATGTAACCAGGCATCAACGATGACAGAGTTAGCAGGGATAGGGAGGTTGGCGCTATCTTGTGCGCCGGTAAACTCACCTAGGTTAAGCTGATCAAAGCTGAAAGGCATTTGAATCTGCTTCTTAACACCGTAGGTGGATACACCTGCGGGAAGTCCGTCGTTCACTTGACGAGGACCGTAATGCTGAACTGTTCCTAGAGAGGACAGTTCCTTTGTAGTACTAGCCATATCTCAGCTCTCCTTATTTGAAGCTAGTGGCATCAGTGATGATACCAATTGCAGTCTCAGCACGCTGTGGTGCAAAACCCCAACGAGAAGTGACATGGAACTCGTCACGCCGCTCAGAGACATTGCGCATACCTTCAACACGAGGTGGACGACGCATAGCACCCATGAATGGGGTATTCTCGTCACCAGCTACACTCATGAAGATGTTAACAACTGCATCTGCCGCTGAGGTAGTTGCTGCTGCTTGTGGTCCACCAGTGATAACTTCACTAACTACATGTGGCAAACGGTTAGATACCCAGATGTCGAAACCAAAGATGTTCCGTACGAATCTACGGTTCTTGGCAAAGCCAGTGGTAACCATACCTTCGAATTGTGGGTTATTACTAACGTTAACCAGGTTAGTCAGGTTGTTCAGCGTTGCTTCAACGATAGGATCGCAGATAAAGAGGCGACCTTCTTCAGGTACATTCGCTTTATCCATAGACAGCTTAGCGTACAAGAAGTCTTCAAGGCTGATTAGGTTACTACCTGTAGCTCCTGCAACCCATCGATGGTCAAAGCTATTGATGGTATTAGGATCAGACAGTGTGAACAGTCCGCCAGTAGTGTTATTGATCTGACTAAGAAGGTCAGTCTCAAAGCGCTCTTTTACAGCACGGAGAGATTGAGGAACCATTGCAGCTTCAACAGCAGCAGCTTTGTATCCATCTTCTTTCAGTTCATCTGTGACATATCCTGCTACACCAACGTGCTCAGTGATAGTCAAGAAGATCTTTCCGGTATCAATTGCAGATACAGGAGTAGGTTGCCCTTCGTCCAGGTCAAACAGAGTCATCTCACCAATTGTTGGGATTTGAATCTGTGTGCCATCGCCGAAGTCAGCAACGTTACGGAAAAGACCTTCTGGCAGGAAGTCATCCTGCAGTGTTTCCAGCATAAGCTGGGAATGGACCAATGCGCGAATCGCCGGATCCGTATTTAGTCGTGTATTACCAGACATAGTAAGTCCTTATTGTTAAATTTTAATTCCTTGCTGCGCATATAACGCATCTAATCTGTCGTTATAATTAGCAACACGCTCAGCATCAGTACGTAAAGACATTACCGATACCTTGGGGGTTTCCCTTTCAACATCCTGCAAAGCAGAAGTGTTGATGCTACCTATCGTTGGGGCAGAGGGGCTTTGTGCACCAGTACTAAAGAGGCTTAGAAAGATGGCGGGCTTTACACGTGCCATATGTATTGCTTCATCCCAAGACATGTTGTACTTGGTAGCAATAGCTTGCACTTGCTCGTTTACTTTCTCTCCAAAAGAGGTAGTCAGTTGGTCGCATACTTGCTTCCAGTTACCTTCCTCCATTGAACTTTGCTCTTTTGCCTGGAGTACGCTCTCTACCTGAGAGGCAACTTGTTGGGTGATCTGCGCCATATCGATGTCACCATCAATAGGGGCTGCTACACCACTTTGAATCCTTTCAAGAAGTTCATCAACTGTAGACGACTGTGAGACTTTAGATTCAAGCTCAGAAATGCGCTGCCGGTCGGCATCACGTTCTGTTTCAAGAGTCTTAATATGACTCTCTTGGTGCTCATAACTATTTTTCACAGAGTCCCAATCTTGGAAACTCTTACCCGCAACGGAATACTGATTACCTGCTGTCTGCTCGGTACTCACTTGACTGTCTTCGGTTCCTTCTACTGTAGTTCCTTGGTCAGTACTACTAAAACTATTGGCCATTGGTCATAACCTATCTATTTAAAATTGCTATCATTTCTCTCAAGGCTCTGCGGTACCCGACTTCGTCAGCCTGGTACTCTGCCCAGCAGGGGAGTTCATATCTTCCCTTACGTTCTGAGGAGATGATTGCTGTTTCTATTTTGTCCTCTGCAACCTTGCAAAGGAGTTTACGAATTTCTCTAGTTGCTTCACAGTGGTAGTACTCGGTGTAATTTTCTCTATCACCTTTAGGTACATGCTTACTGAAGCAGCTCGGTATCTGGTTCTTCTTGGAAGGCATCATCTGCTACCAGGTCTTCCTCACCTACGATCTGCTCGGCGGCTTGGGATAATCTCTGTAGCTCAGTCCTTTCAGCTACCCTACCAAAGGGTACGAGTAAGTCATGCTTATCCAGCTCTAACACCTCTACCCAAAGCTTAGCTAGCCTCTCACTAGGGAAATGCTCAGCCATCATGGGGTCTGCTGTTAATGCGGACTGTACTCCTTGCAGGTTAGCAGCCAATGCTGCTTGTCTAGCAAAATGTCTAGCACCCATAGGCACCAGCTTACCATTAGCAGTTATATCCTGCTTGGTAATATCCATGAACTCTTGAACGCCTGTATCATCATCAATAACCTTGATAGTATCTGATGCTATCAGATTTCTCTTAGCTACCTCCAACTCTGCATTAAGGATCTTCTCTAAGAAGTTCTCCTCAAAGTAGGAAGCCTTGTTCTGAAAGATACGCCCTGAGTTTCTCTCTAGGGTATTGATCTCACCTAAGGTCTTCTCACCAGGGGTACGAATACCCATGCTTTGGCGAGGGGCTCCAACAAACTCTTCCATAATATTGAAGAGGCTGGAGACTTGGTTGTCCGCTTGTAAGAAGAGAGTGTCCGGTGCAAGATTAGTTACAGAGCCATCTCCGTCGGGTATCACATACTCTCCGCCCGGGACTCCGACTTCCACACCTTCTTTCTCTACATTACCTACGACAACCCTAGTGGGTGCTAAGTGCTGATCAAAGGCATCTGCTCTAGCATTAGAGAGATGGTTGATCAGGTATTGCATACCTACTAGATTATCTAATGGCCCCATCGCCCACAAGTTATCTGGGCGTAGCCTCCATCCACAGTGGAAGATATTGGGCCGTCCTGTCCATGTATCTAGGTCTTCATTCCTGATGACCCAGGTTTTGTCTACAACTGTTATGACTCTGTTCTTTAGAAATTTTTGGCTCTGGATATCATACATATCCCCGTAGAACTCTAAGATTTCTACAAAGCCTGAATTAAAATACTGTGATGGAGAAGAGAAGCCATCAAAAGAAAGCTGTACACTCTTATCGATATCTTCAGTACTAGCCTGTCGTAGCTGACCACGAAGCTTCTGTACCCTTGCCAAGACATCTGCCGAGTAACCTAGCTCGGGCCTTTCCTCTGCATCTCTAGAGAGTTCACCTAATGTCTTTAAGGATCTTATAATCTTAGGAGAGTGTTCGAAGTCTGTAGCAAGAGGGTTAAAGACTATATCATAAGGAGAGATCCTAGCAACGGTGGGGCCTACATATGCTGTAGTTACCTCTCCAGTCTTAGGATCAATCACTGTTTCGTTTACAAAATCTACTCGTCCGAAACAGTTACCATACAAGACCCAGTCGTTTATCCACTGCTGTTCTGTATTTCTAAAATTGTTTAAGCGGTGCTTGGTCTTTAGGTAACTCTCTACCACCTTCCGCTTCTCTTTAGTCTGTCCCATGCGATCCTCACCTATGAACTTGAACCAGTCTTCATGAGGATGTGTAGCTGCCATAAGGTTAGCTGCAAGGTTATCTGCTATCTGTGTAAGCTTGGGTATATGGGAGCTATGGTTCCACCCATCTGAATCCTCTAGGAATCCACCTACATTCGCATTGACAGTTTCTCTTGTGGACGTTGCAAAGACATACTGGGTGCTCTCACGCCATCTCTGCTTAGCAGGCTCTCTAGCGCCATTCCAGCTGAGCCACTTATTAGTGATCTCATCAGCCATGTTGTCTTTGTCTAGGAATAGGTTGTCTAGGTCTAAACTATCAGCTCCACTCATCTTATACGTCCACCAAATCTACCATTGTATCTTACCTTTGTCTTAGCCTTAGTGACCTTGTCTGATCTCTTACCAGGTGGGTGAGAGATGATTATGGCCTCAGAGAGAGCATCTTTTAAATCATCATGAGGAGGGTGTTCAAGGATAATCTCCTCAAGTAGGATAGAAGTTAGTCCGCCTTTAGCGAACCAGATAGAGCCATTGGAGATTCTAGGTATGAGTACCTGATCAATCCTATCTATCTTCTTACCTCTTGTGCCTGAGATATACTTCGCATCTATACTCAGACTAGACCCATTCTCTCTTAGTAACCGCTTGATCTCATTAGATACCAGCTGGCCACCAGAGTTAGTTTCTATCCTTAGCTTACGTAGGCCCCACTTATGGTGCATACCTATAATGTGGTCGTAGTAAACTGTGTAGCTAGCAGTCTTGAATCTATCTACATCTAATATGTAGATATTGTTTATGCAGTCTATACCTACAACTGCTATGGCTGTGTAGTCAGAACTCTTACTAGTAGTCCAGGCTACATCCATAGCTGCAAAGATATTCAGCCTATCCCCATTGAAAGTCCAGACTCCGCTGTCGAACTCTACAAACTTTGGGTCGTAGTACTGAATGTCTTCACGGTTAATCTTGTTTAGGGAGGGGTCATTTGGCTCGTTGTAGTACTGTGAGAAGTACTCAGCATGCTGTCCAGTTGAGAAATACTGATCTCTAATCTTAGCAAGAGTCTGTATATCAAACCCATAGCCTTTACCATCCTTTGGATTAACTTCTCGGGGCCACAGGAAATTACCTGTACCATCCCCATTATCCTCAGCTACGAACGTCTTTACATCCCAGAGGGGTTCATCCCCTGTGAAGCATCTCTCTTCCTCATCCCATATAGAGGAGCGTGCTTCTATAAAGTCACTATACAAATCACTTGGATCATATATAGTACCTACTGCTTTCGTATATGCCCCTGGGTTTTTAATAGAGGCGTAGTAGGCAACTGCTGATTGTAAGTCTTTTCGACCTAGCTCTGTGTGTGCAAACTTAGGCACAACCACATCATCTAGAACTAGGTGCGAGCAATGGAGGCCAACTGCATTAGACTTAACTGTCTTCACAGTTATAGTCATATCACGGATACCCATCTCTTTACGCTTTGGGTGATCTACATTAAAACCATAAGCTGACCACTTCTCTCTCTTACCTTCATCTGGCCCCACCATCTTAGGCCACATCTTTCGGTATTGATCGCAAGTGATCATCATCTTGATAGCGTGGACTTGAGCCTTAGCCAAGTCTTCTCCAGAGGATAGGTATACTATAGTAGAGGTAGGGTCACGTGTTATCTGCCAAACACACCATACCGCTATGCAGTGAGATTTCAAGTGAGCCCTGGGCATAAGAAGGAGCTGATGATCGCTACACTTCTTCTTTGAGAGCCAGCTGAAGACCTTCTCGTGTATGTCACCATACATGTAATGCGGGTTAATGAACTTAGCAAATTCCCAGAGGTTCTTCTCTAAGGGTGCCTGAGCAACTAGTCGCGAGGCTTCGCTTGGCCTTCCAGCTTTCCTACCCATTTGGCTACCTCTAATCTGACCTCGGTTAACATGTCCCTAATCTCAGATACGAGACCTAAAATCTCGTGGTAGTCATCCTTATCTACTTTGTTATCTACTCTGCTTTCAAGCTTTCCAATCTTTGTGTACAACCAGCCCACTATGATACCAAAGGGTATCCAAACTAACTCTAGCAGGCCTGTAGTAATCATGCCCAGGCCTTAATTACTAGCTTCCAATTAGCTGGAGTTATAGTTGCCGAGACACCTGTTGTCTTATTTAAAACTTCGTATACTGCAGTATCTGCACCAAACCTAACATTAATATTTGTTGAATCTAGTACTACAGAGTTTCCATAGTCTTGAGAGACAGCACCTATAGCATTACCCGCAGGGTTTATTAGGAGCACGTCACCTATAGAGTAGTTCAACTCTGCAGTCTTGTTTATGATGTGAAGCTGCACAAGCTCAGGTGTTGAGGATAAACTATGTGCTATCGTCAAGGATCCTGCAGCTGTTATAGTTTGCTCACTAGAGGTGAAGTCTTCTGTAAGTAGTAAGTTAGTCAGCTGAGAACCGTCTACGGCTGGGATCTTAGCCGAGCCATCTAGCTGTACAACATTAAGTGCTGATGTCCCCACGTTTTTAGAGGCTGCTGTTCCTGAATCTGTTATGGTAGCTAGTAAGTGTGTATGCGCGCTTGCAGACTTCTCTGTATCTAGCTCATTGATTGCAGACTGCACATCTGTGGAAGAGATATTCCCCGCTGCCACGTTTGTTATGTCTGAAGCAGTAGTAGTAACCGTCGAAGTTGTAACCTCAACCCCTGCTATCTTCAGTATAGTGGTATTAAGGGTGCTACAGTTGTCTATATCGTTGCTATTCATATCAAGATTGGACAGCATAGTATTACTAGCTGAGCTAGCTCTTGTGAGACCACCATCTAGCGCTGTCTTGATATCGGTATTGTTCGTATTTATCGCCGTCTCTTGGCCAAAGCCTGCGGAGATAGGGGTAGGTGTATAGGTACTAGTCATATACTCTTCTTGTTTATTTGTAGGCTGTTATCCGTACATCCCAATCTTGTTCACGTAGATTATCCCTTCTACCGTTATTCTTTCTAAGGATCCTGATAAAGTCATTATCATTTCCCCACCGCACACTTACAGTGGTACTTGATAAGGTCACAGATATCCCAGTGTCTATCCTATTATCTAGAGCACCAGATCCAAAGTTAATAGAGATGATATCCCCTATAGAGTAGCCAAGGTCTGGACCTATGCAAACTAATTGGATACTAACAAAAGAGGGGATTGACCCCAATCCGTGAGTAAGAACTGTAGCATTACCACTTCCAAAACTTGAAGAGGTTGTAATCCTGGAAAAGCTTGGAAACTTATGAGGCAAATTGGTTATCTGAGAACCATCTACTGCTGGTAGTTTAGCTGAGCTATCTAGCTGAAGAACCTGGCTCGCACTAGTCCCTATATCTAGTGCAGCTACTGTACCACTATCCGTTACATCTGTAAGAGTGTGGGTGTGGCCAGTGGCACTTTTCTCTGTATCTAATTCGTTTATAGCTGCTTGTAAACTTGTAGCTGCTATATTCCCTGCTGGGGTGTTTGTTACAGTTAGGTCTATGACCTCTGTGCCAACTGTGGGAATGGGTTGTGGTACGGTGACTGTCTGTGCATGAGTTGTGCCCACACTGACTAACTCAAAGCTACCCATATCCAGATCTGCTTCCATAGCATTATCTGCTGAGAGGGAGCGGGATAAGTTCTGGTCCAGACCTACATTGATGTCCACCAAATTCTCATTAACTTTGGTTTCTTCGCCGTAGCCTGTACCTATAGTAGTAGGGGTATACGTACTAGTCATTAGTTGTTTAGCTTGCCCTTATAGAAGAAGCGGCCGAAGGTACGTACACCTGCATACATCATCTTGGCGATATGGGGGTGACCAGCTTCTGTAACACAGTGCTTTAAGTGCTGATCTGCGTCCTTACGAGACACCTTAGAGCCTTTTAAGTAGTGCTTATCGTGTGTAACACAGCAGGAGGCCCAGCTTCCTTCTGGAAAGAATGTGCATGCCATAACTATTTCCTTATTCCTTTTAATCTATCAGCTACCAACTTGTCAAACTCTCTCTGAGCTGCTATACCTGCCCTATTGAGCAATTTTGTAGAAGCTTCTTCTAATGAGGCTGTCTTAGCACCCAGCTGAATCTTCCTAGCTGTCTTCTCATCTCGTAAGAGAGACTTGATATTTTTCTTAGCCTGAGCTACAGCCATAATCTTATCCTGAGATGGAACTCGTCATTAGTGTAACCTGACCTGCGTCTATAGACACATTGAGCCTGATCTTACGTAGGGGGTATAGGACGGAACCGAAGGTATCTGCAGTCCCAGAGGCTTGTAGTATGAAGTAGTGTGAGCCATCGTGGGTCCCTTCTACGGTATAAGTAGAACCAGTACTGTCTGCAGCCCAGCCTAAACTGGTAGAGGATACATCTATATCTGTAGTACCTGTAGTCAGCTCTATTACTTTTCTATGAATCATAGTATTGTTTATCTTTATCTGGTTTATTAATCTGTGTATATATATTCAGCTGCTGTAAAGTAACATACATACACTATGGCGAATGTCACATGTATATGTATGTACATGATGTATAGAATATACATACAGCTACGGTGGTATTACTAAGTATATATATATAGGTCTATATACTATAGTAGACCGTTTGAAAACCAGAACGTTCCTTTTTTTGTGTAAAATAAGTGAAATAAGTGAAATAAACATGAAATAAGTTAAAATAAGTGTGAATTAGTGTACTTTTGTATGAATGCTAGGGGAATTCTAGAGTAGTAGAGGGAGTTATAAAAAGTTGTAGAGATATTTTTGAGGGGTCAAATGCATTATATAGCACACCCCACACCCCCTTCTTCTTTTTCGTGAACGCGAATCACACTCATTTGTCTTTTCTTTTTCATTACTACTATTAATACGCTTTCGGCTACGCTTAGCCTTCTGACTACTCTTACAATTACTCTTTCTTGGCACACTCCTTGCATAAGCTGCTGTCCTAGGACAAGGACTTGGCACACTCTTTGCATGATGCATACTCTATGCCATGGTACACTGGCACGTTCTATGCATTAGCAAGTATCATGCCGGCATACTTATTGCATACCTGTAACACACCGTCAACGTGCTACTTCACGCATATAAACAGGTGACACTGCGACTGTCAGCTTTCTTTACACCTCGGCATGACCTAAGCCCTTGATACTGCTACACTTCACCTTATATTGACATCTATGCGTATAATAACCTGACACCCTAACTCTTTGATATTGCCTCAAATGTGTCAGCTTTCTTTACATTTTGCACTTGGTTCTATGCTTATACCCTTCTGGAATATGGCTCCTTTCCCTATACATTTCATACACTTACACGACTTGGCACAGGCCATGCAATGCCTTTAAGCAAATTCATCCACTTTGGAGATTCAGATCCACTGACTACTACGACGTTCCCGACGCCGCTTTGGCTGTTGGCACGATATAGGAGGTATAGGCTATGTACTCACACAGTCCGGGTAGTAGTGTGAATATCGAGCTAGTGCCCCGTCATGTAATCACTGACCGAGAGATCGGTAGGAATAGCTTTGATTCTGGTTCAGGTCTGCCAGCTTGCCCAAGTAGGGCAATGGTCAACGGCTTTAATTGCCGTCGTCGCGAAGCACTAGCCTACCAGGTAACAATGGCTAAGCGTGTATTGACTAAGGCTGGCCGGGACATCAGTGAATTGGGCGAGGCTATCAGCGAGATGGTCATGGCTAAATGTGGCATAGAAAAAGCTACCTATGGCTACAACAGTAATGATGTTGAGCTTGATACTGGCAGCAAGCGGATGCAGATGATGTGCAAGATGCAGCTATGGTATCGCTCGCCTAACAGCAAGGGGGCTGCTGTCTTAAGCTCACCTATTGAGCAGGGTTAGTCCCTTTATCAGGGTGCCTTTGTCCTAGGACACGGGATAGGGTGCCCGAGTAAATTGACTTAACTAAATGGGAGACAATAAGAGGAGTGTGATATGAGTATACGTTTAGTAGGCTGGGTGCTTGCTATTGTAGCTGTTGTCTTTTTTTCCATTGGCGTCTACACATTGTGGGGTACAGGATGGGCGCTACTAGCAGCGGGATTAGGTACAGCGATTATTAGTGGGGGTTTACTTGAGGTTGGTGAGTAGTGTGCTGATGTGTCACGCCCTGTCCTAGGACGTGATCATGAGTGCATTGAAAGTGCCGGAAATGAGAGGAGTGTGAGTATGATGTGATTCTGCCATGAGCACTGAACTAGGACCGCCAATCCACTGCAAGGGGTGCGTTGCCTATAGTACAGGTGAAGCCTGTATTATGGAGAATGTATCAGATGGGGAGGAACAAGGTGATTCTCTTTAAAGTAGTTTTTGCTAGTGGTTTCTCTGTTGGCATATATGGGACAGATAAGAAGGATGTATTAGCCTTCTGTGAACTGCTATATATGGGTGAGCATGGTGAAGTCACGCGGATAGTAGATACCACAGGCTTTTCTTGTGATAGTTGTGAGGTGCATCATGTATGATGATGATGCCGTGAAGCGTGCGCTAAGGATAGCACGCTTACGACGAGCGTATTGGTCAGTGCAGACGAGGGGTACAGCTTTTCCTTTTGCTGTATCTATGCGTGCCTACCTCTATTGGGATAGGCATGTGTCTCATTGTCTTCATGCGCTATTGGGGCCACAGCTATGGATTGATGAGATCAGATAAATAAACAACGGAGGTGTGCTATGCATGGGCATCTGAAGCGGAAGGTACTGGTTACCTATCCGAATAAGAATAGTGGCGGTGAGTTTAGTATCGTAGGCTTTAGTAATATGGTGCACTCTCGCTGTCCTTGGAAGGTACTGGAGCGAGCTGCCATGATGGCGGTGCAAGCTGAGACTGTAGTACAGCTAACGCCTGATGCGGCCCGTGAAATAGCGAGCATAGGTAAGGACTGTGCTTAGGAGGTGAAGAGTGCATATATCTCATATGATAGTACGTAGTGCGAGAGATGCAGTTAATCTCAGTGATTCCTTGCGGAGTGCAGAAAAACTGTGCCCGTATAAGGAAAAGGTACGCCGAGTGTTCTGGCTCAAGCTGGTGCGATGTCTGTGGAAGAACTCAAGGACTGTGCCAGATACCAAAGCTGATTTGTTATGGCGGGAGAGATGTCGTGGGTAAGATGGTATATAAGTGCAGGCACGAGGGCTGTACTAATACCAAGATAAAGAAGGATAAGAGTGTCAGTGGTGGCCCCGTTATAGGCGTGTGGTCATGTCCTGAGCATGGAGGTACAGCTAATGGTAAAGGTAAAGAAAGGAACAAGCGAGAGGAGAGAGGTGCCACCAATAGCCCTCACTTCACTCGATGTAAGGACTATCAAGCCTAGTAAGTATGTGATATGTTACAAGGTAGAGGGTAGTGAGTGGCGCTCTCAATCTTTAGGTCACATGGATGAGAAGGTAGCTGTGATAACGGCAGGTGTGAAGACACGTATGCTAGAGCGGCAGGGTAAACCCTTCCAGCTATGGTTAGATGAGTTGAAGCCGGTGCTACAGGTGATAGGAGACTTGCGTATGGATTAGGATTACCACTATGCACCTATTGGGTCTATCAATGTGAGCACACTCCCTGTGTTCACATCCATAGTCCTAATGTGGAGGTGACATATGGAACTGAAAGTAGGTGATAAAGTGCTCGAACTGGACGTGGTTGGTAAGACCAGCGAACAGATTAAGGGCATGGAGTATAAGGAGTTCTGCCGTACTGCCGTGCATCTGATGCGTGTGCAGGATGCGACCGATGGCGTTGAGAATAGTATTGCTGCGTATATTCACAGCCGTGCTCTTGAATGCATTGATCGCAATGGTGGTTTCCCAATGGTGCCGGAGAATCGGGAGGCGGTGAAGCGTGACTTCATTGGCACGCTCAACAAGTACGAGGTATATCTTACCAGTGAAGAAGCCGGTAAGTGCCGAGTGCAGGAGATGCCAAAGCCTATCGATGCGGCCAAGCGCAAAATTCTGGGTGGTATGGAGCGCTGCGCCGACCTACGCACGGAGGATACGTGTAGTAAGGTAGCTAAGGCTAACTCTAAGGCTAAGAAGGATAAGAAGTTAGCCGATGAGGCGCAATTGCTGGCTGACTACCAAGCTGCGCAGCCTGATGCACAGGGTAATACCAGCGGTGATCCGACAGATGAGATAGATGTGCAGCTGTCAAAGATTGCCGAGCAGTATAAGGAACTGCGCGGTATTAATCCGGAGCGGGCTGCCGAGATGCTGGATGGTGTGCAGAAGCGTATCACTGCCACTCTAACGGAGCTGAGGGGCAAGGTAGGCGAGCGTCTGACGGCCTAGACATACTGCTGTGCAGTATGCTGCCTGTACCTACCTGTAATGGGTAGGTATGGATAGTGTACTAAAGAGAGGGAGTAAAAATGATGACGGGGTATCATGTTGACAAGAAGAAAAACGATAATCCACACCTATATTATAATGTACCGTTTTCATGTTGGTGTGTAAGGGGGACAGGTGTTACTGGTAGAGGGGTGAGTGTCGCCCATGCTTGGAAACAGTATTGCTTTGCCAATGGCTTGCACCCAAGGCTTAAAACATAAGACCAGTGGGCTACCACTCACTGGCATCCTGTCCTAGGACGGGGAGAACTGTGTGCTACAAAGAGCAGGCTTTCACTGAGAGTCTGTTGCGCACTTCTCTCTGTCCTAGGACAACCCATTATCAAGGGGCGGGGTCTGCCTTCTACTTGACCCTGTCCTAGGACAAACCCCTGACGGGGCGGAGGGTACCATGATAGAAAGCAATGATGAAAAGATTATTGGTACCTTGGTAGGCACGCAAGGTGTGAAGCGGTGGGTTGAGGGTGATACCCATAGGTTTTACACGGCAGAAGAGGACGCCATACTTAAAGAGTATGCAGGTAAGAAGGCGGCTTCTACTATCGCCATCATGATAGAGAGATCCACAGGTAGTATATACCATCGTATAAAGAAGCTTGGCCTATCCGGTAAAATTTGCGGAGAGGACCACCATGCTGCTAAGCTCAGCAATTTACAGACGCAGATGATCCTTGCCCTATATCAGGCAGGCTTCACAGTCACTGAGATACATGATGCAGCTATCACGCATGTATCCTTTGGGGTAATTGACGATTGTGTGTCAGCTAGGACACATAAAACTAGGTAGGTAAACAGGAGGTGCGTATGCACACACTACAGATGAGAATGAGAATGACCTGGATGTACGCCTTGGTAGCTATGCTGCTGGTGTACTGTGTCCCCGTGCAGAGTGCGGAGGAGAGTGCCCGACCAGGGTACAGTGAGGTCCGCTTCAGTGCGAAGGGCCCTGTCTTGGAGAAGGTACTCCAGTACTTCCGGGATAAGGGGGCCACTGTGGGTAAGGCAGAGGTCCTCTGTCGTAATAAGAAGAAGGAGTGGTTCGTGTACTACACCTTTGATCTTGAAGAATTGCAAGGGGCGTCGAGATCTGTCTTGCTTGGGCTAGCCTATGACATAGAGGAGACACGCAAGGATTGGTGTGACCAAGAGGTCAGGATGCGTGGGGGTAAGCAGGATACGGGGCTGAAGAAGGTGGGGCATGTAGGGGGGGTTAGGCCTAGCTTCACACTGGATGAGTACCTGTCACATATGAAGAAGATGGTGGGTTTACTGCTCCAGCTTGACCCACTGCCCATCAGTGTAGACCTGTACTGCACACCTCATGCTGATGACGAGGATTACAAGTTTTGGGTGGTATACCCGGAAGTCCTCTTTGGTGAGGGTGCTAATACCACCCTGGAAGTAAGGCGTATGGCTGAAGCCGGCTATCAGCTGTGTGAAGTTGAGATGCCCCTGCGTGAGAGTATCTAGCACAGCCTGAGTGTGCCTGTCCATCAGGCATACTTGGAGTGTGCTATCCACCAAGAGGACAAGGCTATGTATTCACAAGACTTTTTTCACTTCATGGGAGGTATGCTACCTATCTGTATATATGTTGCAGCTGCTCTATATATGTGGGACCCTGAAGGTTTCGGAGACAACCCTAAAGAACAGACTGGTATCTTTTTCCCTGTGGTACTGGGCCTATGGCTCATATGTTTATCGATTATACCTATAGGGTGGGTCCTTACAGAGTTGATACCCACTACCCTCTGGCTGTGTGCCCGTGGGTTAGGTTACATGTAACACAGCACAGCCTCAGTACCTCCTAGTAGAGGTACTCGGAGTGTGTTGGAATACATACAGTGCCATGCGTGTGAGGGAGCTTTGTCCCTTCATGGCATTAGGGTACAGCCCAAATTAGATCGCCAGAGCACGCCCTCACGAAGGAAGACGGGTGCAGCTGGGTACCGAGGCATCAGGCAATACAAACCTAGGTGTAGTAGGACATGGTCTTAAGAACAGGGAAGGGCGTGAGCCCATGCATACAGGGAGATAGGGTGGCTCGGCAGGGTTACCTTTGGAACATAATGCTAAAGGCTGAGGCTCATCACCTCTGTTAGTGGGAAGTGAATGGATAAGCGGGAGGGTAACACAGATCTGGGGTCGATGGTCTCGTGGAGATACAGGCTTCTACACTGTGAGCTACCGCTGATAGGTACAGAGTATAATGGTACGTCGTGTACAGTGGCCGGATAACATTGGTAAGATCCACGTGCGTAATGGGCGGTGCAAGTTGCATACTCTACGGAGTCCCCCTCTTGCAGGCAGCACAAAACAAACGAGGATCTTTAAATAGGTGCGCGTACTCTCTACACCATGCCATCAACAAAGCTATTAAGTCAATGAGATAGTAGGCCAAAGAAAGACATCATCAGTTCAGGTAGGGCTAGATGCACACTGTTGGGTGCGCCTGATAGCAAAGGGTTCAGCTTCGAATGCTGAGACTAGAGGTAGACTGAGACTGATTCCGAAATGATACAGTATAGGGTGCATGCGTGCGGTATAGGTAATACTACCCGCCCACCTTTTCATCACAATCTTACATGGCTAGGTTATAGGAACGTATGAGCTGCGGTGCGAACCCGCACTAGTCGAGGGTGATGAGCTGTAATAAATCCATCAGTTGTTATTTTTTGTACACTGGAGGCTTTGATATGAAAGTACAACCCATTGAAAAGTTACCAAGGGTACGGGACATTGCGGTAGCTATCCGGCAGGAGCTTAGAGTGGCCAGCGTTCGAACTGATTGCTTAGCTGATCACGACCTGTCTAAACCGATACACCTATACCATGTCTCTCACTCTTATCTTTTAGCTGCTAACGAATGTCGATACGGTGGCACTGGACCACCCCCGATTGAAGTTGGTCATCTGCGCATGCGTGCGTGGCTGCAAGCTTACTCCTCTGTCCCTGCTGGATTAGCGTGCTGGATGATAGACCCTAAGCCACACCCCTTCTATGGGGAACGGTGGTCTTCCTGGGTCGGCGCACGTCATGAATACCTGAAGAGGGCAATCAATTCAAGGAGTCAACCTGAACACATATCACCTGAAGATTTGGTAGCCATGCCAACTGTTGTGGTGCGGTGTGCTGAACAGTACATTGCACAGGTTTTTGGTGGAAGGGCGGATGATTATATCTACCGTCGTCTGAAAGTCCAGGAGATAACACACTTTAAACGAGCAGTGCTCAAGATGCGTGCTGTCCTAAGGGACTACTACGCATTACGCACCAGAGATAAGGAGAGGAGCTGTAATACTAGGCTCACCTTTGCCTTTGATGACGTAGCTAAGCGGGTGAAGCATACACGCCTAAGGATTAAGCGGGATGCCTTGTACGATAGGAGGTTATCAGCTAATGGGGCCGTGCATATAGCAATCAGGCCTGCGCATCGGAGCCGACATGATGAGCTAGTGTTCCTCATGTGGGAGAAACTAATCAAGAGGGAGGACGTGGCGGCCACGAATGGAGACACCAAGGGTGATGATGACTGGATGCAGTATGTTCCAGGCGCTGAGTTCCTTGTAGAGAAGCTGCCGAAAGAAAATGAAGAGAAAGAAAAAGCAATAGAAAAAGAAATAGAAGACGACCCGCATCAAGGGGGAAAGGTAATCAAGACGTCAGTAGCGAGGGTAACTGCGATGAAGGAGCCGGTGATACGGCCCATCGAACGTGTGCCCCAAGATAAAGCATACTGGCAAGCTCCCGAGTACAGTGTGTGGGCAGTGAACCACCCTGTGAAGGGCTGGTATTTGCTGGAGAAGATGATCACGGCAAGTCAGCGTCGAGATCAGCGCATGGAACAGATGCGCTCAAGGATGGAGGCCCTTAAACTAGGAAGGATGGGCAGAAGGGACAAGGTAAGGGAACGTTTCATAGGTCCCTTACAAGCACCAACTAAATCGGAGGGGCAGTACAAACCCACTCCCTTTGCAGCTCTGGTGTGGGGCAATCCCAGTACAAAGGAAATGCTCCTAAGAAAGAAGGTTGAGACTGATGAATATCTATTACGTGTGGGGGGTGTATGTACCTTCACACAGTCTGAGTCAGGCTTATACCTACCACCTCCTAGTGACTTCGATGAGGATCTGAAGTTCTAGTTGAGAAGAGCGCAGCGGTTCGATACCGCTACCACCAACAGGGCTGGGTATCCTTCGGGACCTATAGCTATACGGTGTATCTCCCCGATGAGGGAGGCAAGGTGCAGCGCTATGTAAGCAGGGAGAAAAAGAAAAGAGAGTAATGACTCGATGAGTATGTACTTAGTCTTGATAGAGGGAGAGGTGACAAGGAGTTTACCGTAGCCAATATGGAATAGGCCTCTTGATGGACGGTGCAAGGTTAATTGAAACTTCTACATGTATACAGTTTGAAGAGGGGTGTGAAAACCCCTAAAGATGGCGGCATGGGAGAGGTTGGTCACTTGTATATGCTGTGGTTATCGTGTATGCCAGGCTCCATGGGGTGTGGTATGCGGGGTACTCAGGGTATAAACTAAGACCCCCTTAATCGGAGTGTGTGGGTGTAACCCACATATACTCAGCTTCAAATAGAGGGCACCCCCGATGATCAGTCGAGTGCTGCTGGACGTGGGAGCGAGACAATGTCCGCTACACCAAGAATACACCAAGGGTTAACGCTCAGGTGTGATTGCCTACGACAGTGAAAGTGTAAAGAGTGTGAGCTTGCGAGATATACGTGAGGCTACTACCAACACATTGGGAACTTCTAATCCCACACTTGAGAGCGAGACACAGCGGGAGGGGAGAGGCTCGGAGCACATCGAGAGTCGCACATAAGGGCGGACAACTGGAGCCTGGTGCAAAAGAAAAAGAAAGAAAGAAAACCTAAGGAGTTATACAGTAGAAAAGACAACACTGCCAGTAGTATTCATGCTTGTGCATGAGTCACCCCGCCGTACCAACCTATGTGTATTCATGTGTAGTGTACATAGGCCGGTGCGGCCAGGGTGACACACTAATTTTATAGGAGAAAGGAGAAAGGTTATGAAGAAATTTATAGCATTACTTATCTTAGCCCTAGCAGCTATAGCTGGTAGCACCTGGCTATTCTTGGTGCTCTTCTTTGGTGGTACAGCTGGTAAGGTACTGGTGATAGGCTCATGCACCGTAGCCCTTATATTCTGGGCCTTAGAGGAGGGCTGATAGATGCCTTGGAAGAGATACAAGCTGATGCCAGAGAGTAAGCTGGCAAAGATTCAGAAGCGCTGGTTCAGGTGGCCTAACCCCTTTGCGAAGTGGTACTACCACCGGGACTACATGCGACTGGATACACCAATCAATATGATGAAGGAGAAATGTGTAGAGTTACAGGGTAAGGTTGAGGACCTGCTCCATGCAATAGATAAGGCGGAGAGGAGAAGGGATGCCATCGTTAAGTACTTAGCTAAGAGTACCCTACGTGATGGTGATGGTGGTGGGCTGACCCAGTGGAAAAGGGAGCCGCAACCACACCTATGGTCCCTCTCTCTTTTCCAGTGGAGCATCCCCTTTATCATGGAGCCCCCGGAGTTTGATCCTAAGCTGTATAGGGGTGGATATAGGGGCGGTAGCCATAAGAAAAGGGAGCGGCCAAAGGATTGGCAAGGAGACATCAATGCTCTGAAGAAGAGTAAGGATGCCTTCAATGAGGAGATGATAGCACAGAGGGAGATGGAAAGGGATAAAGATTATGACGATGAGGATAAGGGTGACCTACCCTCTGTCTTCTCATGGCAACCTGCTAAGAGTGATAAGGATCTGAAGCAGGGGCATGGTGAGAAGAAGGATGCATTCAATAGACGAAAGAAGGAGAACGCAGGCAAGATAATAGGTATAGATAACGAGGTAATCTTAAAATAGGAGTAGGAGGTATGCAAAATAATAGTATGTTCCCCGACTGGCTGTATGGGATGTTCGGTAGGCAGTTGCCAGACTTTGACCAGCCCATACAGATGGTTCAGATAACGATGGTGCACATGGATGTCAGCGCTAGTAAGGTGCGAGCCTTGGCGAATGCCATGAGTAAGGAGGATGGCGTCGCCGTTGTAAACTCCTTCCAGGAAGAGGCCATCGAGGGGGCTGATACAGATGGGCACTTCAACACCTTTGTTCAAGCTTCAAACTTGGATGGGTTCAAGGAGAAATACCAACAGCATCCCATAATTGGTGAGATCTATGCACCTGGTGGGTGGCTGTACAGTCAAGCTAGGCTGAAGCATTACTTCCCAGAAGAGCTAGGTCACCGGACATTCTGTCCTGAGTGTGACCATGAGAGGGCGAATGAGGAGGAGCCCTGTTCTAATGTTGCGTGTGTGCTTGGCATCGCTGACTTCCGTGGGATGCAGGATGAGCTGGAGACCCTCAGGTCTCAGATGGAGGCAGATGTATGTATCTTCGATGACTTCGCTGGCTCCGTTACTAACGCTGAGGGTACCCACATGTTGGAGGTACAGGAAGAGAAGGAGGTACAAGAGGTAGAGCCTGAGCATATAGGGTACATATGTCCCATGTGTGAGGGCCACCATGCTAGAAACTCAAGGATTGATATTGATGGTGACATTGACTGTGAGGTCGATGAGTGTGGTTACTTTAATGCAGAGGAGAATAAACTGTATGACTACGGATAAACGGACAGGCTACCTGACTGCAGTTGGTCTGGTATTGGTGATAGCTTCGGCTATCTTTTATTCAAAGGATGGGTGGACTTATGAGCATGCCTCTGATGTACCACCGGTGCCAGCCCTAGAGGAGGAGAAGGGTTGTGGCTTCAGTTACACCTGCTGGAAGGAGAAGCTTGATGTGTATCGTGCTAGTGATGAGGTACACAAGAGCGAGGATGATCAGCTCCGAGCTGCTCTGGATACTGCTCTTGGTAAGGTGCTCTACCATGATGAGCAGGCCGAGGCCATCAAGAAGGCTGCTGATAAGACAGTCCTCTACCTTGATGGCATCATCAGTGAACAGGGTCTTGCGCTCGAGGCAGAGAGGCTTCATACCGAGTCACTCGCCTCGGTTATCCAGGCATGGGAGGCTAAGAGCGAGAGCATGACGTACGTGCAGGGATGCTGGATTCCCGTTAACACTGGGCAGGAAGTAGAGGCTGCCCCATAGGAGGAGGGCATGGCTGATCAAAGAGAGCTGGCTGTTGGTGGCAATTTGCTGAGACAACAGCCTATAAAGAAAGACTCACCCGTAATAGCTAAGCTACCACCGCATGTCAAGAGGACGCTTACCCTTCTGGCCTTTAGTAACTCAGTCATCTGGATTCTCTTTGGTCTGGGTCTCTTGGGGCTGGAGGGAGAGGACATGACTCCTTGGAATTATGCGGTGACCGGTGCAGCTGTGCTGTGGTGTGTCATCTGTATCCCCTTCTTTACGTGGTTCGTTACGCTTACTGATTGGGGCCAAAAAGGTGCAGGAGGTTAGTATGCCTAAAGAGGCAAAGGTTGTGGCCATCACGGCCATTGGTGTGTTCATCGGGTTTGGGGTATGGCAGATTGCTAATGCCTACATCCCCGGGTTTGTAACAGGACTATTCGGAGGGTAATTTACTGCAGTGCCTTGCTAGTTTAGATAGCAGGACACTGCCTTGAATAGCCACTGTGAGGAGGAGAAGGCTATGCTTATAGCCAAAGATTCGAAGTACACTAGTGATAGTTCAGGTGAGGTATGCACTATCACAACCATAGCTCAGCGTGCACCCTTTGTTGACCACGTGTCTATGCTATATGTCGTCTACACTGGTACAGCTGATACTGAATGGTGTATGCCTTACGATGAGTTCCTAGCAGGGCATGACCCATACAAACAGGAGAAAGAAGATGTACATTGATGAAATTATTACAGCTGACCCGCTACTAGCCTTCGAGTACCTGGACAGGGATAAACTTCTTGCGTATCTAAAACGCAGGGGCTTTGCTGCCCAGCACTTTGAAGAAGCTGTTGCGGGGTATGAAGCTTTGAAGTTTATACAACGAACCTTAAAGAATGGTGAAGCAGATGGTGACCGATAAGATAGCCGGCTGGTATGACAGTCGGAAAGAAATGATGCAAGAAAGAATCCTGTATGGCCTGCGGTATTCAGGCCTGTCTATCCAATGGGGCAGTGCAGCTCTGCTGGAAAAATTCCTAGGTGTACTACAGCGTAAGATGAACATGCTGCTAATTAAGATGCACAGCAGCAGCATCGCCACTGCTAACAGGATCTGGGATAAGAGAAAGCGGCTGGGTCAAGGAGACCAAGAGGTGACGAGTGACCAGCCTGCTGAAGTTAAACAAATTGACCCTGATAAGGTGGAAGAACTCGTCGAAGCAGATGAGGCTCTTGTAGTTGGAGAGACCTTGTACGAAGTAGAAATGGATCGGCCCAGTGAGCATACAAATGTATGTTAGGTTAACGGTAGGTCGGTGAGATGCTCTGAGGTGGCCTTGCTGCCTAGCAGAGAGCTTAACCTATACTGGCAGGCTCCAGTACAAAGAGCCATAGTAATACCATTGGTCATGTTAAGTGTGGGCTTCGATACCCACCTACCCTGCGGGTGATATCTGCATCTTGCTAAGGGCTAGTAGCTTAAAGGCAGAGCCAAAGACATGCCGAAGGGCCCGATGCCAAAGGCACGCCCAGTGGATTGAGAGATACAATGGTCACCGTAAGAATTGTGGTGAGTAGCGGGGAGGTGACGGTCCCTGCGAAGCGGAGTAAATGACCCCGAAGCAGGGATATCGCCGCCCCACGTACAACTAGACCCGCTTACCCATCCGGCAGTAAACCGGACACGCAAGTCAGTGGATGTTAGAGTATCGATATGGGTCACTGTCCTTACTCAAAAATGGAAGGCTCCCTCCTTACATGAGGGAAGCTGAGAGGGTTCGAATCCCGTGGTTGGCGGAGTTTACCACAGTCTAAAATATGATTCAACTCCAACACATAGAGAATAGGCATGGCCGGATTAGCTAATGTCTATGGCTCAGCCAAACCCGGATGAAAGTAGAGTCAGAAAGGATGCGCGATAATAGCTCGTAGCTAGTCACATCAATAGCTTAACTGGATAAAGCCCTTGCACACGAAGGAGCAGATGCTGGTTCGAATCCAGCAAGGTGTGATAAGTCGTTTGTTTTAGAAAAAGGGAAAGAAAAGAAAGAGAACAAGTGGGTGGTAGTGCCCCTATGGAGGGAAGATTCCACCCGCAGTAAAAGAGCTGAACAGGATAGGGTCGTCTGCCTCTGAAGCAGGTAGGTCCCACTTATTTATCTTTTGTGGGCCATTGACTGAGAGCCTGTTGCATTGTTGTCATCCTAGTCTTGCTACCTATATCTATTCTCTTTTTCTGAGTAGGTATAGGGGCGAGATTGGGATAGAGAAAAGAAGATGGTATGAAAGAAACTCCTACACACGTAGGTAAATATCGACTAAAGGAAAAATGCCATGTTAACTCACTGGTTCTTCGCAGCTCTCAGTAAGCTGCGTAAGGATCTTGATGATGAGGTTGAAGACAGCTTACTCCCCTTCTTAGCAGTATTTACATCAGCTGTTGGAGGGAATCAGGCCACACTGGAAAAACAGTACACGGCTAGTAAGCTCTACACTGCAGACATCAGCAGGTCTTCCATCTTATCTTCGGGTATCCCAAGAGGTATCTTGCTTCGAAGACAGATCAGTTCCACGGTCATTCGGAGGGGAAATCATGGAGACACAGAGCGTATATGCTCGGGATCTTGATCAGTTTGAGAGTGAGGTTTTGGCGCTCTTGACTGACCTAAGAGTCGATGAACGGCAACATGCAGACCTTGCCGCTAGACAGGAAGCATACGAGAGTACCGTTAAGAGGCATGGCTTTGCGTAGATAAATGAGGAGGGTATGAGTATGTACATTCCAGTATTTGTACACCCACCATAAAGAGATTGAGGCTAAGCGGACCCAAGTACAAGGGCATTCACCGCTTCAGCCTCAGGGCCTGGGACCCAGTACAAAGGTACTCAGGCTAGTGCAAAAGAAAAGCAGTCCATAGCTAAGGACATGGCCCATAACCGGGCGCTTAGCCCTTGAACAAGTACCAGTGGCACGAGCAGGAGTGTTCAGAGCTACCGAAGTGGCTGCTGGGAAAAGAAGAAAGAAAAAGAAAACCAACTGTAACGGGAGAGAAGGTCATGATGTTCCTTGATCTGCTCCCGCCTATCAGTGAGGCGTTCACGCTATTCATGGTGAACAAGGCTGAACGGGGGAATAGCTACATCATTCTCCCAATGCTGCTAGGTGCGTGCTGGATGTATCAGGTAAGGCTGCACTACCGCAAACGAAAGTGGCAACAGTTGTCACCTAGGGAGCAGGTGCTGCACCAGCAGCTAGCCAATGAAACTGGTAGGCGCGATGAGCCCTACCCATTATAAAAGGAAAAGCGTAATGCGTAGTGGACTCCGGGAGCGTGCATTTAGAAAGTGCGCAGGCTAGCCTTGGCCGTTAAAGACAAGGCAGTGTGGTGTCGGGACATTGCCGGCGCCGCTGGAGCTGCAAGCTTGGATTTTTTCAAGAGTAACTGGTAGCCTACATGTCCACCCTAAGCTGGCACAAGACAGCTAGGCCTCACCTCTTATGTGCATACACTGTGTGTGCATACGTGGTGAGGTCATTGGGAGGAGAAGTCATGAGATACGATTCTACCGCAAAGGGTTACAACCCTTGTTTTAAAGAGGGTTATGCAGCACTCGCAGCTCTGTGTGACAAGTATGCAGGGGAGTTGGATTTTGTGACTCTTGATGCAAGAGAGCTTGTCGACGAGTATTCAGGTGAAGTGTATCAGGTGGTTCCTGTGTTGAGAGTTAGCTTCAAATAAATCTGTGTGGCGCAACCGGCCACACCCTTAAGTACATTCTACATAGGGAGGCACAGTATGAAGTTACAACTTGTAGTGCCCCTCAATGTGGGTAAGGTCATACGGAGATTAAAGCGGTACGACCACCAAGCTTACCTAGTTGGTGGCTGTGTTAGGGATGCCCTAATAGGGAGGACACCGAAGGACTATGACATCGCAACTGATGCCACTCCAGAGGAGGTCCATGACATCTTTGACAATAGCCGTATCGTGGGGCGTCGCTTCCCCATCGCTCACGTGTGCTTCCAAGGACAGATCATAGAGGTAGTAACCTTCAGGGATGAAGAGAACAGGTATGGTACCTTGACAGATGATGTGTATCGTCGAGACTTTACAGCCAATGCCCTGTACTGGGACGAGGGAGAGGTCATCGACCCCTTCTCTGGACTAGAGGATATAGAGCGGAGAGAGGTTGTATGTATAGGCAAGCCGGACCAGAGGTTCATGGAGGACCCAGTCAGGATGCTGCGTGCAGCTAGGCTGATACAGCTAGGCTTTACCTTATCAGCTGATGTTAAGTCTTCGATAGATAGGAACTCAGAGATGCTGAGAACTGTCAATAAGTCAAGGCTCTTCTGTGAATTTGCCAAGGCCTTCCAGGGACAGTGCCCGATGCATGTGGTGCTGACACTGGAAGGGCTAGGCCTGATGAGGACATTCTTCCCTCGTACTATGTATGGGGAGGTTACCCTCTCAGCTGATGATCAGGATGTTAGTGCCATCATCTGCTCTATAACATGGACATACTTCTGTGACCTCGTAGGAAGCTGTATGCGCGACTTTAGCCTCCACCCTATACCAGCCTCCCAGAAAGCTGCAAAGCTGCTTGTGGAGCGTCTGAAGGGGCACATGGACGTGGATAGGGTAACTGCCCTAGCTATCAAGGAGGAACTGTACCTCAGGTACAGGGCTAGTGAGTGTACTTAAGAGTGTGGTTAGTCACGAGGAGGATAAATTATAAGGAACTCTAAGGTTAAAGAGTTGTCCAATTTCTTACTAGAGATTTTAATTAATTAAAAGTTAAGAGATTGAGAATGGATGACAGCTCATAAAAGAACAGAGACTACTATCATAGGTGATTCAGCCTGTCCCCAGTGTGTTGCAGCTGGGAAGGATAGCACAGCTAATCACCTGATTCTCTTCAGTGATGGTAGTTCCTATTGTAACAGGTGCCACTATTGTGAGCACGCAGGGACGTTCACACATACCTCTGAACGTTCTCGCAGATCCCCAGTTGAAGTAGCTGAGAGGATCGAAGAGATATTGACATGTCCTATCAGAGCACTTAGTGATAGGGGTATTAACCGCGAGGTTGCCGAGCACTTCGGAGTGAGGGTAGGGCTATCCCAAGAGGATGGACAGACATTAGTGTCACACTACTACCCCCGATATGTTGCCGGCAATCTCGTTGGGTTCAAGACCCGCCTAATCGAGGGGAAGAAGTTCTGGCAGATCAAGACCAGTACCTCTACCCCCGACCTCTTTGGTGCCAACGTTTGCAATAAACGTGGTAAGAAATTGTTCATCACTGAAGGTGAATGTGATGCAATGGCACTATACCAAATCCTTACATCCCTAGCTGGACCCGCGTATGCACACCTCCATCCTTCTGTTGTATCCGTACCTGATGGTGCGTCTTCTATTGCTGGTACCCTGGCTGCTGCTTCTGATCTTCTTGATGGCTATGACACTATTGTGCTTGTTCCCGATCAAGATGCTGCTGGGAAAAGCTTTGTCTCGGCAGCTGCTAGAATTATTCCGGTTCAAAAGATCCGAGTAGCCTCCTTCTCAGAGAAAGATCCGAACGATATGCTCCGAGCAGGGAAGCTTGATGAATTAAAATGGGCAGTCTTAACCGAGACCAAGCCCTACCGACCCACCTCCATTGTAACTGTAGATGATATCATGGAGGATGCTATGAGGATGCCTGAGTGGGGTCTCTCATGGCCATGGCCCACCCTAACAAAGCTTACGTACGGCATCCGCCCTGAGGGGTATGGCTTCGCAGCTGCACCCAAGATAGGTAAGACGGAGGCCTTCAAGCAGATACAACAACACCTCGTGTGTGTACATGGGGAGAAGATAGCCACCTTCATGCTGGAGGAGGCACCCCACCATACAGCTAAGATCATAGCTGGTAAACTGAAGGGCAAGCAGTTCCACAAGCCTGACGGTAACTTCACCCAAGAAGAATTACGAGATGGGTTAGAGGCCCTTCGCGATAAGATCTTCTTCTATAATCATTTTGGTTTTAAAGATTGGGAAGAAATAAAGGAGACCATCCGCATACTAGTAGCAGCGGAGGAGGTACGCCACATCTTTATAGACCCACTAACAGCTCTTGTTTCAAAACTCTCAGCATCTGAAGCTAACGACGAATTGAATAAGGTTATGACAGATCTAGCATCAATGTCTCAAGAGCTTCAATTCACCTACTACTACACCTCACACTTGAATCCCCCTAAGACAGGGAAGCCCCATGAAAGAGGGGGTAAGGTGCACGAGTCTCAACTCACTGGCAGTAGGGCTATGACGAAGTGGAGCCACTACATCATAGGTATAGAAAGAAATAAGGACCCTGAGCTATCAGAATTGGAACGAAACCGTTCTACATTTGTCTTACTATGTGATAGGGTCTTTGGTAACGTCGGACAATTCCCTGTATACTATAACAAAGAGACTGGTGCATACCTAGAGATGGTTGAGTCAGTACCACAGGCTGGAGGATTCTAATGGCAGATAAAAAGTATTTAGTTTTCCAAGTAGGATGCAGTGAATGTGGTGTCAGCAGCTACCCTATTAAGGTGTGTACTACCTTACAAGAAGCTGAAGAGATTGAGAAGAAGCACCCATCCACATGGGATTCTGAAGGTGGTGATGGCTTTGTAATGATCATAGACTTGGACGCTTGTAAAGATGTCGATGATATAGATGATGCAGATGAAGAGGTAAGTAATGAACGAACCTAGAATCAATACAGAAGATCAAGATAAGTATATGTCAGAGAAGGGTGCGTACGTAGCTGGTAAGAGGGCAGCTGGATTAGACCTAGCCATGTTCAAGTCACGTACTAACCCACACCCCAAGCGCTCCAAGCTTGGTAAGATGTGGCAGATGGGCTTCAGCTATGTTCAGGAGATGGAGAATGTATGAGTGAAATAGAAGATTGGGTAGACGTATACGTTGAAAAGAACGAGAGGGTGTACCACATCCAACCAAGCTGCCCTGAGTGTGATGCTAAGCAGGTTCAGATCTTAGACGTGGATGCACAAGAGTGGCGATGCCGTAACTGCCACCATTGGTTCATTACACAGGTGGATGTATAATGGGAATTCTCTTCTTAACACACACACTAGCTATCCTCTTTGGTTTCGCTATCGGCTTCGCCCTTGGCTTCTGTAATGGCCTGGACGCTCTATGGAAATAGTCTTCGACTTAGAATCCAATGGGTTACACCTCCCTCAGTACGATAAGAAGAAAGGGGAGTGGATGGACGTAGCTGATAGGGTATGGTGCATCTGTACAGCTCATGTTGATGAAGATATACAACTGTCTTACCACAAAAAAGAAAGCATCTCTCTCTGTATGTCTATGCTTGACAAGGCAAACACACTGATAGGACATAATATAATAGGCTATGATTTACCTCTACTCAAAAGATTGTATGGATGGGAACCTGAACCCTCCGTTGTCATCATTGATACACTCATCCTCTCCCGTCTTCTTAACCCTGACAGGGGGTCGCATTCACTTGCTGCGTGGGGAGAAAGGCTGGGATATCCTAAGGGTGAATACTCAGATTGGTCCCGTTACACACCCG